GGTGCCTACGCAGACTCTCGTGAGCCGAAAAACAAAAAAGTTGACGCGTGCCTCGCCAACAAGGCTGCCCTCGCAGGGCATTGTCTCCCGACCTACGGGAGCACCACGAACGGAGGGACGGAGACGAAGCACCCAAATGTGCAATCATCACCGCCACTCCGGGATAACACGAAAGTTCCAGTACCTGAACCGGAACTTCGAATACGTAATCTAGTTTGATCTGTCTCCTCAAGGCCAAAACTAAGAGGATTACTAAAACTGAAAACGTTCAACGCGTTAATTCTGTTATAAACAGAAGAATTTTGGGGGATTAACCACCCGGGGGAGAAATCCACGGGTCTCATAAATCCTATTCCAGTACCATTTAAAGAGTCCAAAAATTGGTCAAAAGTCTGTGATCCAGCAGATAAACAATTTGTTATATTACTGGCGGTACTTGGAAGATTATTGAAACTAAAAAACCATCCATCGGCTTTTGAAATTTCATTAGGAAACGTTGTGGGTATTATACTTATTCTCACTCCCCCTCTTGAGAAAGCATACATCCCAGACAGCACTGAATACAGATCGTTTTGTGCGTTACTGGTCACACCGTTGATAATCGTCCCGTTACATCTCAGGTAAAAAGAGCAGAAAGGCGAAATTCCTACCGTTTCATTAGTTAGCAAATCTACTACCTTATTCACGAAAGGAAAATATCTTTTAACCCATTGCCTAAAACTCTTTATGGACTCACCCTGAGTTACGGAACAAATTAAGTCTCCATTTGATCCGTAAGAAGCCCCTCCAATTCCATCGGACCTTAACTGAACCTCGGTTGAAATCCCTGATTGGTAAGCTGACGGTATAACTGGATACTCCGTCAGAGATCTAGGAGAGGCAAACTGTAAATTGTCTGCTCCACAGGCTTCCACAAACATGTATATTTCTGAAGGAACAGTAGAAGGACAAACGAGCTGATCTAGGACTAAAACTTCCACCTTCCCACTAATCCTACCTGTTTTTATCCAGGGGGTTATAGATACGTAAGGAATTCTAAGTTCTATATAATTGTCTTCCCTTATATCTGCTATAGTTCTCATTAAATATTGGGAACTAGTAGTAGTTTTGGGGGGCGTACTCGATTCTCCATCTAGAACTGGTTGAAAACAAAAAATAAGTCTCCCAGAATGATATTGAGTCTTTACTATATGAATTTTTAGTATAATATCTCCTCTCCACATATCGTGATATTGGAGTATAAGACCCATGGGAACGTAGTGTTTCAAAACAGCAGCACTATCTACAGTCGAGGTAAACATTCCTGGATCGATATTTATAGTCGATAGGATAGTTCCCTCTGGTTGAGTTATATTCCACTCAATAGTCTCTCGCCAAGCAGGTATCTGCTTTAAAAAGTCGAAAGACATCTCATCGATATCACTTCCTAAATATTCAGGATGTATACCAACATGATTGTTTCTTGCTGTGGAAAGACTCTCACAACCATCACTTCCATCCATATTCGCAAAACCTGGAACATATTGTTTGACATATTTATCAGTGGGCTTGTCCAGGGTAGGCTTACTAAAACCAAAAGCGGCAGCTGTCTTAGACAGAGCTCCTAATACAAAGGAAGCAGGGCCCGCAATGGAGGATAGTAATGGAATTTTCGACATATAGTCGGCAGCAATGGAAGTGATACGAAGAGTATCTGATACTTTCATACCATCTGACTCTCTCGTCAAAATGTCTCTATCTTTTCGAAGAATAACTTTCTTCCCGCTAGCACCACTCTGTGGGATAGTAACTGCTCCGAGTTTGACATTAGTATACCTAGCGAAAATGGTAATACCAACAACAGAACTTCCCGGACCAGATACGAGTGGAACTAAAGGGACGAGACGAAAAGAACCGGGACTACCTACATTTGTAACTCCCGAACCCACAAGGGTAGAATTAAACGCAGACTTCCAAGGAATAATAAGTTTAGCTTCTGTGGTCTGACTAACATCGATCTTGACGTGGGGTAGCTGAGTGATCTGTGTTTTTGTAGCAGCGTGCATCAAATTCCACAAATTAAGCTTTAAGGCGATCGTACCATCTCCCCCGGAGGGTAGGAAATACACACAATACAAGCCTAACTGGAAGGGATTACCGTTACAGGTGACCGTTATTTCCAAGTCCGCCTGGAAACTAAACACACCATCCAACTTATCTGCGATTAACGCAGTGTTCAAAAGTTGGCTCCACGAATGGAGTGCAAAGGTGGTAGGTCCATCGGACGCATCCAGATCTTGAGTAGCAATCATGGTAGGTTTACCTAACCAATGAGAAATATCTCTCATAGGAGACCCGTTGATAAAATCGGCGTCTCTTAGATCTGGAGCTACATACTGAGGTATAGAAACTACATCAACATCTTTTGAATTTGCAAAAATAGTATCTACTTGATCATCAGTAGGTTTGGATTGTAGGTCCATTTGATACGAACTAGCTTTTATATCGAGTTCTCCGTACGCATCACAAAAGTTCTCTAATTTCTCTTCAACGCTAACATTGGACGAGACGCGGCCGCGTTGAGAAATGGCCGAGCTCGTGTCGCTGATTTTCTTTGATTTCTTATTCATATTGTTTTTAATCTTCTTGTTTGGTCGACTTTTCTGGTTGCCGCTCCTATTAATTTGAATAGAATCAATGAACTCATTCTCTACTGTAAAGTGCTCTAAATTAATACCACTCTGGAAAGCTCCAAAAGGAATTATCTCCATGTAAGTAGTGTTGTAAAGAAGCCGATAATAATCAGTAATCGGGAACGAATGTTTATATAAATCAACATATGCCTTCTCAACTGCAGGGAAGAACTTATCGAAAACCTCCTTTTCATGAATGGATAGTTCTCGAATAAAAGCATCGAGTTTCTCTCTTAAAATTCCATAAGGATCTTTTCTCCTAGTGAAATTCGGGAATTGGAGAAGTCTCTCTAGCTTTAATGGACCGACCACTCTCTTTAGAGAATCTTCTTTTCTAAAAGATCTCTTTAGGTAGTGTATATCCCATAGTTTACGTAAGGCAAAAGTCCCATCCTTGGTGTCTGAAGTGTATATAACACTGAAGTTAGTCATAGCTTTAGAAATCGACTCTTCGTTAATCAACTTAGACTCTTCTTCAGATACAAAAGTGAGTGAATCATCCCCGTTCGCCACGTTGGGAACTTTATCAAAATCTCTGACTCTATTAAAATCATTGTAAATCGTGGCATAAGCCATACGATGCAAAACTCTATTAAAAAGAGTGTTGATAGTCGAAGTCAGAAAATGTCCACTTGGAAGACCGGAATTGGACTGATAAATCACTCCGTCAAAGAAATAATGAGGGTTGTAACAATCAACAAAAAGGGTTCTCCTAATTATCCGATCTTCTTCTGTAGAATCACTATAGAATCTCTCTATTATATTGAGTATTTCTACAATGATTTTAGGATCTTGTCTCTTATCAAATCCAGAGAAATCTCCGGACAAGACAAATCCTTCTCCATAGCCCATCTTACGAGCTAAGGATTCCCAGTCTCCGTCGAAAACGTTTATACCTAAAGTAGACCCGTTATCTAGGAGATTTGCCTGATACCACGCAACAAAAGCTCCAAAGTACATGGAACAAAGAATAAGACAAGAAATAGGACCTCCACCAAATAATCTGGGAGGTTTCCCTATCTTTCTAATTTCGTCTTTAGCGTGCATCATAAAAGGAAACACTAACCTCTCTCCTGAGATAATACGTTTTTTCATGAGGTCTATAGATTTCATCAATTCTTTCCACTGAGGATTATCTATGTTCATATCGGGTTCTGAACCAAGCCAGAAAGTCTTTCCAGGAGCAGATCCTCTCTGTAATACATAAGGATACCCAGGACTAGTCTTCCTATTCAGTTGTGGACTGGGATTTTCCGGCATACCAAAAACAATGTCTTTCTCGGACAATATACGATTTGGAACATGTTTCGTAGACTTGGAATAAATAAAATCTGATTCTGCCTTAATAGCTTCATCAATGAGACTAGAGTCTACATATTTGTAGGACTGAGGATTGTAACCCACGAGACTTAACATAATCCTACCAGGATTGCAATTTGTTGGTATTTCTGTGGCGGGTCCAAACATCTCAAAGAACGGGGCAGGACTCCTCATAAAGGAACTACCTCCTCCAGAGGAAACTTTCTCTACTCTAGCTATAGGAGTGAAGACTGAATCAAGAGCGGCTGTGCCTATCTGATACTCATTATCCATCTCTTGTGGAGAAGTTCGAGCTCTTTTAGAACACTTGGAAAGACACTCCTTTAACTGGTCTTTATACACGGGAGTGGCCATACCTTGCACCGCACTATCACCTGCCGAGTGAATCCCGATGATCTTCTCAGATTGCACCCTAGGGTTAAAATCGATGAGAAGTGCTCCACAATCTCCGGCTTTTGTTGCGAATTTGTAGACATATACATCATCACGAACGTCGCCCATAACTGGATACCCGTTATATCTTCTTGCTTCAAGAGAGACACAATTGTATTCAGAGACTGCTTTACTAATCTTGCACATGAGACCAGCTGTGTTATAATGAGCCTTAGCATCTTTATAGTCTTTAAAAAAATTGACTAAATTTTTGCATGTCTCAAAATCAGAAGGAAACTCTACAATAATAGTATCTGCATTGTCCCCTAAGAGGTGCCAAGGGAAACTTAAAAAATCACCAAATGAGTATACATAGGATCTCATAACTTTATCGTTTTTGGTGAAAGTCAAGTCAGCCCCTTCCAGTAAATCTGGATTTTCCGAACATAAGTTATCTATGGTGGTACGAAAATGTTTGTTCATCAAAACACACGATCCTGTAACGGCAAGTACAAATCCATAATGATTGCTACCGTTTGTCAATGTGAACTGATTTCTTCTGACTGCAGCTTTAACTCTGTCATACCCACTGGGGTCTTGAGAGTAGCCCATCTGCATTTTCAAAGGCCGGACATCAACTTTTTTGATTTCTCCTTTAACCTTTACCTCCACACTCTGATATTGCGAGTCCTCCACTTCTTCCATTTGAACAGGCTCTTCAGCAGAAGACGGTTCTATGCCTTTAAAAGGATTAAAACTATCACTACTAGCGCAAATAACAGATATAACTGGAACTATAAAAGCTAGATACTTAATTATGGTGGACCAATTACTTTCAGGTATCTTATTCTTAAAAGAATGGATAGATTCCTTCATTTTGGAAACTTCACCGTACAGCTTTGTCATAATATCTTTCTTTAACTCAGCATGTTTAGTATCTACTAACGTCTTCCAACTCATTTCATCATTTTTTAACAAGATTGATCTTTGGGAGACAATAGCTTGCCTATAGCTCTGATCGAAATTAATGTGTTGAGTCACAAACTTAAAATATTCAACAAAATCATCTTCGTCCTTGTTGCTTTCGGGCTTGGGACTCTTATTTTCTGCTGAATCTTCCATTGCCTGGTTCTCAACCATTTTATTAACTTTCAAAGCATATTCATAATGTTCGTCATGAGTTTTCTTCCTGGCTGTTATAAGAGACAACAACTCCTGATAGGAGTGTATCTCACCAGTTCTCTTATTATAAAAAGAAAAGAAATCAGGATTGTACTCAATTGTATCATCATTAAGCTTTGGGCAGGCGCTCTTATCTAACTTCCTTATCATCATATCATCCGAGGGGTTCTCACAATATTCCTCTCTGGGGAAGACTATAACGTCAAAGTTTATTCTCCTATCAAGAGCACCCTTACTGACAATGCTATTAGGTCTAAAGTCCACTAAATTAGTAGACGACAAACAATAGTCTATTTGACAGTAAGTTCTACCTTTGTCATTCAGAGAGGCCATATTTAACATACAGGGAACAGTGTTGACTATCTTAATGAAAGACATACACTCACTCTCATTCTGACCCGGGACATCAACAGACTGACCAAAGTCGTCCATGATCATAATCTTGGTCCCAGTGACATAATTGTCATAAAAGACCTGGCTTGGATTCCTATTATAAACATAAGGTCTCTTTGCAGGGTCATTGGAGTATGTAGTTCTAAGATATTCCGCAGTGTGTAAAGTTAATTTACTTTTAAACACTCCGGGACCTCCTCTGAACATAACACACACGGGTTCGACTCTAGTACCGCCAACAGACGGATCCATGGAGCCGAGATTCGCTTTGATAGAAGAAACTTTTTCTAAAAGAGAATTTAACAGAGATCTTCCGACAGCGTCTTTGTGGGACCCTCCCAAAAGTCTGGATCCTTCGATGTAAAGCTGCGTAGCGGTGGTATAACTATCCGCACTTGCTATCTTGGAACCATCATAAATATGATCTGCAAACTTCTGCGCTCTATCTAAAAATTCTCGAATCTCTCCTTGAGACACGCAACTAGTCAAAAAAGATCTAGGTACTATGTCGACAGAGAAAAGGTATTGGCAAACCCTATTTAAGTTGTCAAAAACCCACATCATCACCTTTAATAAAGTAGTAGATGCTCTGTCAAGAGAGGTGAGTAAATCTAATCTCTTCTTGATTTTAGAAATATCATAACCCTCGAAGAGACCTTTGAAAGTTTCCCAGAAGTAGGGTTCCGGGGTAAATTCAATAGGTAGCGAACCTAAACCGTCCTGGTTTTTCCAAACGGTTTTAACAGCAAAAACGATACCGGCTGCTCCTAACTTGGTCACTCCTCTAGCTACGAAAGCTTCATCACCAGAGTACTTACCGAATAAGAATTCACCAAGACCATATCCTGCTGCAGTCAATAAAGCAACATCGACAAAATCGTCAGCAACTTTACCAACTTTTTCCAGAGAGTTCTCTACAGCCTCATCTATAACTTCAGTAACTGGGCCACTAATGAGGTTCTTAATACTTCTCTGGAGGAAAGTGGCACCCATTTGATAGGTCACTTTCTTAGATATCTCAGGTAATCCTTGCTCATCTTCAGAAAAGACAGGTACAGTAATATCTTCGTCTGCACTTACTGACTTACTATCTGTTTCAGAAAATTTGGGGCGTGGAATATGATGTTGAAAAAAATCAAAGTACTTTAATCTATCACTAGCAAAAGGAATCGTTCTAATACCTTTTTTAGACCACTTAAGTTTGGAATACTTGGGAGTATCTTGTAAAATCACTAATACGGATACTAATGATTTCGAAACACTGCGCAAAGAATATGAGAATTGGGTTGCCCCAAATCGCACTAAACTAACGCAATTAATCATTCCATCGTTCCTGAACTGTATATTCCTAAACTGAATGCCGCTAAAGACGTTAGTCTCAGAAAACAACAAGTATGTATAATCAGCATCACACATGTTTAATGGAACGCGAAGAATCTCTGCGGTTTTGTCTAAGACAAACTCTTGAAAGTCCTCTAAATGGAAAATAGCTATTCTGTTAGATTCATTATTCCAGTCGAAAGGAATTTTGAATTCACCTGAAAAATCTCTAGGTAAATCGAAACTGAAAAGCTGGTTGGAGGGGTGACGCGGAACCCTCCCTTTTGACTCGTCAATTGCACTTTTATTATTACTGTTAAACATCAATGATTATAGTAAATTTAAAGTGGGGAAAATGCTCGTTGTTAACGGTGGCATCCGAGACTTCGGTGTTCACCGGGTTGGTTCATATATCTAAATTACATGTTGTCATCTAGTATTTACGACTAAACCTATCTACAAATAACCTAGCATGACACCCTATTCAAGATTTCTATGTCGAATATACCAATCACACCGCGATGCGGAGCCTCTCTTGGAACGAAATCCCCTTACGAACTCAGAGGAGAGGAAAGTGGCATTGAAACAACCTTACTATTATGAAAGAATGTCACAGTTAAATGCAGATTTGAAAAATCGAACTAGCACATAATGATATACGCACCACCAACAGATATAATGAAATAAATTTCTGTTTTTTGCAGTTAAATTTTTTTAAAAATTTTTTTTTTTTTTTTTTTTTTTATAAAGAAAATAAAATAAAGACCCGAAGGGCAAAAGCCCCAAAGGGCGTTGTGCTCCGAAGAGCAAAAATGACCCCGAAGGGTCAAAGGCCCCGAAGGGCCAATGCCCCGAAGGGCAAAACGCTCCGAAGAGCAAATGTGACCCCGAAGGGTCATAGGCCCCGAAGGGCCGGTGCCCCGAAGGGCAAAACGCTCCGAAGAGCAAAT